CCGGATGCATCATCAAAAACCAGCACGCCCTCTTCGGCCAGGCGGTTGAAATGCTCCATGTCGCGGATGTTGATGCCGGTCTGACTGGAGAGCTCGGCCAGGCGCTGCGTGACTTCTCCGCTAAGGCCGGCGAACGTTTCCTGGGACCTGGCGATGTCGGCCTGGATCTTTTGGTACTGCTCGGCAGCAGGGGTAAGGCCATACAGGAGGTTGCCTGCTTTGTAAGCTGCTGCACCCATGGCGGCAATGCCCGCAGCGATACCTGCCGGCGACGTAGCGATTGATGTCAACGCTGCCTTTAGACCACTGGCGCCGAGTATCCCGCTTGCCACGGCCTTGATGGCTCCCGACACCCCGAGCAGGGCCGTCAGGACCGGACCGGCGACGATGGCCAGTCCGCCGATGCTGCCGGCCGTGGCGACGAGCTTCGGGTCCATCTCGGCCAGCGTCCCGGCGATATCGGCCAGCAGTTCCAGGAACGGACCGACGGCCTTGATCGTGTTGGCCGTGAACGTCTGGAGCGTCAGGAATCCGCTGCCGACGGTTTCAATAGCCCGGGTCAGTCCTTCGGCGCTCGTCAGGTCGACGCCGCCGAACAGGTCCTTGACCGCCTGGACCACCACCTGTATGCCGTCGAGGAATCCGCTGAAATCCGCCTGCCCGAGGGCTTCCGGCAGGTTGCGGGCAATTTCGGTCAGCGCATGTTCAGCGTCCTGCGCCAGTCGCTCGATCTGCCCGACAAAATCACCGAGCGAACCCTGATCGACGGACTGCCCGATGGCCTGAAAGATCGCGGCCACGGCCTGCTGCACGCCGCCGAACTCGTCCAGCAGGGGCGTGCCGATGCCTACCAGCAGCGACTTGAGGGCGTTTTCGACCTGCTGACTGCCGAGCCCGATGGACTCCGCCATTTTGCCGAACGCTTCTTCCGTGGCGCCGGCACTGTCCCCCATGGCCTGCAGGGTGCCTGTGAATTTATCCGCGCCGGTACCGGTCAGGCTAATGACGCCGTTCAGGCCCTCGACCGAGCCGAACAGTCGGCCCATGATCTCGACGTTGCCGCCGGTCGCTTCGGCGACGTCCGCCAGCACTCCTTCGAAACCCTTGGTCTTCAGGGCGCTGGCGTCAAACTGAAGCCCCAGGCGCTCGGCTTCGTCGGCGGCGGCGGCGGATGGCTTGATGATATTCGACAGCGCGGCCTTGATGGTCGTTATGGACTGGCTGGTCGGCATACCTGCGGCGGTGAGTGCGGCCACGGCGGAGAGCAGGGTTTCGAACGGGACACCTGCGCCGGCGGCCAGGCCTGTGACTTGCGCCAAGGATCCGGCCAGTTCGGGCAGCGTGGTCTGACCCTGCTTGACGGTGGTGAACAGCGCGTCACTGTAACGCTCGGCATCGTCGGCGCCCTTGCCGTAGGCGTTCAGGCTGGAGACCAGTAGGACGAGTGTGTCGCCAAGGTCGGCCTTACTGGCGACGGCCAGTTGCTCGGCCTGCCTGACAGTGGCGATGGAGTCGGTATAATCGACGCCCGCCGATATCGCGCCGTAGATACTGGCCGTTACCTGGTCGATGGACTGGGTGGAGTTGCTGGCATAGTCGAGGATGCCCTGACGAAACGCCTGCAGGTCTTCGATCGGGGCGTCGATCAGCGTGGATATTTCGCGGAACGCCGCATCGAAGTCCCCGGCGGTCTTAACGGCAAACACCGTCAGGGCGGCTCCGGACGCCAGCACGGCGGCATTGAACTTCAGGATGCCGGCCGTGACGTCGGCTATCGGCGCCGCCAGCGACTTGAGCTTGTTCGCCCCGGTCTCGACCCCGCCGATGACGCTGGAGACGGCTCCTGCCGTGCGGTCGATGCCGTTGAAGATGATATCGATGGTTTGTTTCGTGTCCGCCATGTCCGCCCCGAAGGTAGACATCTATCGACATGTCTATAGATGTCTGGTTGACAAACGTTTTTTATCTGCTATTGAGTCCCGGCCCCTACGATTAGCGCTTCGTCCGCTGTTTCTTCGACTGGTAGTGCAGCCCCCACAGCTCCCCCTCAAGAGGGGTGAGGAATCCGGCGGGGAACAGGTCGGGCCGGATCTGGAACAGGAAAGCCCCCTTCACGTCGCAGAGTTCGAGGGCGAGCTGGACGTCCGGCTCCCGGAAGAGGGCTTCGGCTTTCCCGGCTCGGACCCCTGGCCGGTCAGCTCTGTGATTTTGTTCGTAACGGCGTAGAATTCAATGGGGTGATGCTGCGCCAGTTTGACGGCCGTAGGCTGGTCTATCTGGGGCTCGACACAGCCGAGGACCATCATTTCCAGCCGTTTGGCCATGTCGTCCGGCACGCTGTCACCGATGCCCAGCACCTCGCGGATCGCCTCGATCTGTTTGGTCTGCTCCTTGCTCAACAGACCGGCGGCGATAGCGGCCCGGCTGCGGTTGCGTGCGACGGCCTCGTTGACCACGGCGAGTTCCTGGCCGGTAAGATTGCGGACGGTGAAGACCGGTTCCCCGTCATCGAAAAACTGTTTAAGGTCTGGGACCTGCACCGTGGCCTCCCGGTGGCGGTATTGCTGGCCCTGGAATTTTTGGACATTGAATGACATGGTGTGCTCCGTCGGTCGCTGAGTTTAAAAATGCGGCGGCGGGGGTGGTCAGTCCCCACCGCCATTGCATGGCCCTACCCTAGAGCCCTCAGGAGGCTTTGTCGGTGCTGGCGCGTTCGGCGCTGATCGTGAAATTGCCCTGGACGTGATCGCCGACCGGGAACGTGCGGCTGACGCCCAGAACGCCCTGTGTCAGGGTGTAAGGCGCTTTGTTGCGATCCTGGAACCACTTGAACCACAGGTTTTCATTTTTAAGGCCCATGATCGCGTCGGTGATTCCGTCGGTCAACGCGACGACGAAGCTACCTTGACCGATGGACGACTGCACGGACCCGAGGGGGCCGTCGTAGTAATCGGTGCTGTTGACGCTGTGAGAGGTTTCGGACGGGACGAAATCCCGGGCCCGGCTGATCTCGGCGAAGATCGGGGTGTAGCCCTTGGCGTAGACTTTCTTCGGCACGCTGCCGGTGTGGATGGCGGGCAGGGCGGCGGCGAACGTCACTTCGCCGGTGGCGTTGTTGACCTGCCAGACCGGGAAATCGTAACGCTCCTGATGCGTGCCCGGCACCTGGTAGATCTCGGCGGCGGCGACGGCGGCGGCGACTTGACTGGAGAGACGGACCTGCCCGATCTCCACGGACCCGACGGGGATAAGCGGCGGACCTCCTGCGGCCGCGCGGGTCTCGCTGAAGACATCGCCCTCTGTGCCAGCCACGACGGCCACGGCACCGGTGTTGTCGATGGTGACGCTGTTGATCAGATAATCCTTGGTGGTGCCCCGGGTGACCGCCACATCGGTGTCGGCGGCGACCGTCACCAGTCCGGCGGCGTCGGCACCGGCGTTGCCGGCCATGTAGGCCGTGAGCGCCGCGACGTCCACAACGTCGTTGCTGCCGCTGACGGCTGCGATGACCGTTCCGCCGGTCGCCAGCCCGTAGGGCCTGATGGCGGCTTCGTACCCGGATCGGCCGGAGAACGGTGCAAAACTGGCCTCGAACTTCTTTTTGTCCCCGGAATCCGTCAGTGCCTCAAATGGCTGGAGCTGCTGGCCAGACTCGTAGTGCAGGGCGCCGTTATTGGTGACTCCCATCGTTGCCTCCCTTTCGTTTTTTGGGGCTCACAACCGTGACTGACCCCTGTTTGATAAGCTGGTCCGCAAGGTGCTGCGGTGCATGGTATTTCCGCCCGGCCGGTCCGAAAACAATTCGGGCGCCGTCCGTGTCGATGGCTGTATCGGTTTTGGTCATGGTGATGTTTTGTGTCACTGTTCCTCCTTACGTCAGGCTGCGGGTGTACGGGTCGCCGAGCTTGTGGGTCCACCGGACCCTGAACCGGGCGCCGGCAGATATCAGGTCTTCTCCGTCGTCGGGATACTGCACGGCCCCGGTGGCATACCGGATGTCGTCGCACAACCCGCCGAGCGTGAGGTCCGAGCCGGTGACGGTCTTGATCACCTGCCCCAGGATCTCCTGGCCCTGCGCCTTGATCGCCGCGTACCGTTCGGCCTCGGTCCCGGTTCCCCATGCGGCGGCTTCGAACGCCTCGACCATGATTTCCGTCTCGATCTCCTGGTGCCCGTATTCCTGTTTGGTGCCCTCGTCGGCATCGTCCCAGAGCGTGCAGGCCGGCAGGTTCTCCGGCACGTAGGTCGGAACTCCGTACATCACGGCGGAGAACTTGGTGGCGAGCCTGTTTTTGAGGGCGTTAAGCCACTGGTCTCGGATAGTTGTCGGCATCAGTTTGGTTTCCCTAGGGTTATCTGTTTGACTAGCCGTTCGGCGAGGTTGCGGCTGGCGTTTTTACCCGTCGACGCCAAGGCCAATCGGACCTCAAGCCTTACAACTTTTTTCAGCACTGCGATTAGTATCCTTTTGGTTTTTAACGGGAGAAACACTCCCAACATCTCGTCGTTGAAATTATCAAGATGTCTTCCGGTCAGGCCTTTCGCTGTTGGTTTGAGCGGGGCAACATAAGTGCCTATGGGCATCCTGTTCCGTTTTTTACCACCGTAATACCGCTTCACGTATTTCGGATTCGGAATCAACATCCATTTGCCGCCGGCGGCCCGGATCGTTGCGCCGGCTTCGTGAGCGATCCAAAACCCTCCGTACGCCTTGGCCGCTCCCCCGACCTCGTCAAGGCCGATGTCTTTTCGGGTCCGGTAGAAAACGTAAGACTTTATTCCTTTGGTGAAGTCGGAAGCCCCACGGCTGCGCTTGGTCAGCCCAGCGGAGGCGTTCGCCCGCATGGCGTCCCGCACGTCCTTGAGCTCTTCGGCCAGAACGGCCCGGACCTTCGGGGCGGATGCCCGGCTCAGCCCCAGCAGGGCGGAGCGGAACTCCTGGAGGCCTTCAACGTCGATGCGGGTGATCTGCTCGGCCATCACTTCACCAGTAAATTCACGATGTACCCGTCATCGCTGACCGGGCTTTCGATTCGGTATTCTGCGGAGGCGACGACAACGACGTCTCCGCGCTTCGGCGTAATTTCAAGGGCGGTCAGGTCGGCCTTAAGCAGCCCGATTTCCGTGCGGCGGCCGATGACCTGAGCATCGAACGGACCGGCCGTGCGCAGCAGATCCCGTTGGGCAACAACCCCGGCCGGCAGCGTGACAGGCTCCCCACCGGCAACCGTGTAGGCGCCGGGTTTGGCGAGCTTTAGAAAGGTGTCGGCTGCGGCTCGGGCGAATGGCATGGGGATTATCCCTGGCGGGGGAGGTTTGCCCTCCCCCGCTCGTTCAGTGCGTTAAGTGAATCAGGTGCGCTTCGCCTGGATCAGGACCCGGGGGCGGGTGCAGATCGGCAGCGGGTTGGACTGCGCTTCGAGGTCCACGAACTTGTTGAACCGATGGTCTGCAGCCTGCTTCATGTATTTCGGCAGGCCCAGTGTGTTGGCGGTCTCCATGTAGTCCGCGGGGGCGAAGTAGTTGAGGAACAGCCCGGGAACACCGACGGGGAAGAAATGCGCCTTGTCGGTGTGGATGTAGGCGGTCGACCCGATGTAGCCCCGGTAGTTCTCGAAGGTGATGCCGCCGAAGTTGAAGGTTGCATAGGCGACACCGTTGCGGAGTTCGCTGGCCTCCTGCTGCCCGAGGTAGGTCTCCCGTACCTCAGGGTGGGCGATCAGGTCATCCCAGAAGGCGTCCCCGCACATGCAGTGGATTCCACTGTAGGGGGCGCCGCCGAGCTCGGTGGCGATCTTGCGTTCCACGTCGGTGCATTTCTTGCGCAGCACTCCGCTCGCCGGGCTCCCGGCGTCGAGGTCGAAATCGATCTCGCTGATCTGGCTGACGCCGAACTCCGTGAAGAGGTTGTAAATGACGGTGCTGCCGTCGGAGTCGTAAATGATGCCCTTAATGGAGCCGACCCGCAGGTTCTCCAGCGTGGCGTCCAGGTTGCGGCTCATGGTGGCCTGCCGCTGCGCAACCACGTTCTGAATGGTCTCGAGTTGGTTGTCGCTGCCGAACATCCGAACGCCCTGGATCTCGTCGGCAAGGATCTTGTCCTCCTGTGGGAGGTGGGGGACCACCAGCGACCGGGCCTTGCGCTTCTCGGTCTGGTTCTGTGTGCCCGAAGCACCGCGGGGAGTATTGGGGATCAGGCGGATCAGCCCGTTTTTCTCCTCCAGCATGACCTGCGTGGTGGCCACGCTGCGGGGCTCGAACAGGCCGAGCCGGCCCAGCCGCCCGGGGACGAACGGCACCTTGTTGATGCTGTCGGTCAGACTGACGACCGAAAAAGCGTCGTCGTTAAATACGTCGAATACGTTACCCATGATGACGATCTCCTCTATGGGGGGTTGATGGTTATCAGCGCGTCAGAATCAGGTCCGCGTCAGAATCAGGTCCGGACGAGAATCCCGATGTCCGCAAGCTGCGCGATGGCGGCGGTCTTCTCGTCGGCCGTGATGTCGGACGGCCAGGTCAGGTCGTTGCCGTTGAGCTCAGCATCGCGGACAACGGCAACGCCCGTGACGTCGCCGCCGGTGGCGTCGTAGTTGCCGTAGGATGCGCCAGCCGCGATCTGGCTGCCGTCGGTGGCGTCCTGATCGTAGGCCACGTATTTCAGGCTGCCGGCAGCGACTGCGACCGTGAATGCGTCGCCGACCGCGAAATCGGTGGACCCGTCGTTGATCGTGAAGTTGATCTGCTCCGAGGTGTAGGCCCCTATCCCGGCATCCTTTATCCGGTTGCCGTCAGGATCGACCACGGAGAACGTCCCGCCGTCGCCATCGACGGCGGCAACGGTGATGGCGAACTGGTCACCGGCGGCGAAATCGGTGGACCCGTCGGCGATGGTGAAGGTCAGGTGCTCGGTGAATTCCACCGCGACCGTGGCCACACCGATGTTGATGCCGTCAGGGTCTTCCACGATGAATTCCCCGGCGTCGGTTGCGGGCTCGACACAGGTCAGGGTGTAGACCCCGGGTTTAGCTCCGGCTCCCACTGCGGGAGCGGCGGTGATCGTTCCATCTCCTGCGTTCCCCGCCACGGCGGCGCCGGATGCGGTCCCGGCGGTGGGCGATCCGGCCTCGATGCAGGTTGCGGTGTAGGTGCCGACCTTCGCGTCGTCGCCGGCAGTTACGGCGGTCATCGTGCCGTCGCCGGTGTTGCCGCCGTCGGCGGTTCCGGTAGCGGGGGTGGAGTAGGTGACTTTGCCGAGGATTTCGCCCGCAACGACGTTCTCGCCGCTCAGGATCGTTACCTCCTCACGGGACCGGTGCCCGCAGGCCTCGCTGGCGAAGAATTCGCCGGCCCTCATTCCTTCGGTCAGTTCTGCCATGGTGTTTCTCCTTTCGTTGTTATCGATGGGTCACAGACTGTGAATCTGCGGCCGTTCCTGTCAGGTGTTTTTCAGCGCGGACTGGTGGTCGATGGCGGTTTTCGCTTTTTGTCCGCCCCCGGCGTGACGGCTGGTGATGTCCAGGTTCTCGTCTTGAGCGACTTTGACGTCGTGGATGCGCTTGCCGGCATCGTCTGCCGAGCATCCGTCCTGAACCATGCCGCCGAACATGGCCATGGAATTCTGGCTCTGGCAGACCTCCAGCAGGGCGGAGACCCTGGTGCGTTCGGTTTCGACGGCCTTGGTCGCAGCCTCCGTCACCGCCTGCTGGATGGCGGTTTCGGCGGTCTCGTTGGCTTCGGCGACGGGTACCATTTCGGCGGTCGCCTCGGCAACGGCTGCATCGAGTTGATCCTGGGTGTAGGTGACGGGCGTCTCTTCGGCGGCCTGAGCGGGCGCCGGATCGATGGCCTTTTTACGGAATAGCGACATGGTGGATCCTCCTTTTACGAGTTTTGCGAAAGCTTTATTGATGGGCATGACTCCATCCGCCAGCCCGGCGTCAACGGCGGCCTGCCCTTCGTAGGTCAGCGCCTCGGTTTTGCGCACGGCGTCCTTGCTCATGCCGCGGTATTTGGCCACGGCGGAAACGAAAAGGTCATAGGTGTAATCGACGGACGATTGCAGCCTCGAAAGCGCGTCATCGGAAAGGGGCTGATGCTGGCTGTAATCCGCCTTGTGCGCCCCGGCGAAAACGTGGGTGACCTTGATGCCGTTATCGTCTTCCCATCGGCTGAAGTCCGCATGGGTGGCGATGACACCGATGCTTCCGGCGGTCCCGGTGCGGGGGATGATGATCTCTCCGGCAGCGGCTGCCAGCAGGTAGCAGGCGGAGCATGCCATTTCATCCAGCAGCGCGGTGACTGGCTTCTTTCCCCGGGCCTGGAAAATATGATCGGCCAGGTCGAACACGCCGTGGACCTCTCCGCCCGGAGAGTGCAGGAACAGCACAACCCGTTTGACGGCATCGTCGTCCATGGCGACGTCGAAGGCCCGCCATATCTCGCTGTAGGTCGTCGGGCCTCCGCTGGGGTAGTCGCTGGCCATCAGCCGGTGCATCAGGGGTCCGCACACCTCGATGACGGCGGCGGCGTCTTGGACCCAGTATCCGGAGCGCATGCGCTCATCCTCGGTGACGGGCCGGGCCTCGATAACCGGGAGTGATCCGGCGTCCAGGTTGAACCGTGGCCCCATGGCGTGCAGGATCGTGTTGAGCTTGTGTTCCGTTATCATCAGCGGCCGGTTGAACAGCAGTTCGGCTACGCGCATGTTTCTCATTTCGAAGTCCCTCCGTTGCCGGTGGCGTTGGCGACCGCGCCCGCCTCGGCTTGCTGCATGACGCCCGATTTGGCGGTGTACCGAGGGTCGCTGTCCAGGATGATCGACAGCTCGTCCACTCGGGCGTTGTCTTCCGAGATCTGGCGGTCGACTTCCTCAACGTCCCGGCCCCGCTTGGCAACCACTCCTGCACGGCTGTCCAGTCCGTTGCGGATGTCCATCTGTTCGGCCAGCCGGTCCTCCAGCGGGTTGACGTACTCCCAACCCGGAGCCCGCCAGTCGACGTCCAGATAGTCGGAGCGGTTGGACCAGTAGTCCGGCAGGGCCAGTGTTCCGGTCATCACGCCGGTATCCATCCACCAGGCCAGAACGGGCCGGCAGAACTGGAAAACCATCATGGAAAACTGCAGCATCTCGCAGCGGCGGCGGAACTCCACCAGCCCGGCCCGCAGGCTGCTGTAATTGACGTTCGAGAGGTCGCCGGTCAGTTGCTCGTACGTGACGCCGATGCCGACGGCGATTTCCCGGAGTTGCTGCTGGAGCCATGAGAGGGTGTTCGCGCCTACGTCGGCCGGAGTGCTGAACACGACCTCTTCGCCCGGGTCGAGATACTGGAGTGTTCCAGGCTCGAGCCCGACGTAATCGCGGGAGCCGTCGTTTTTGATCGGCTGTCCGGTCATCGGGTCGATCTGGTTGCCGCTGCTCGATGTCGGGGACGTGACGAACCCGGCGAACAGGGCGGCGGTTTTTTTGCGGACCAGCTCGGCGTCCGTGTACTGGTCGAGCTCGTACAGCCGGACCATGACGGTGGTCAGCCAGGGCAGGCCCCGGATCTGGCCGGGCCGCAGGGCTCGGAAGGTGTGGATGATATCCTCGGCGGGGACTCTGACCGGCGTGCCGCCGTCGCCGGCGTTGTAAAACTGATCACCGGGGTGCCGGCGATACAGCCAGTATGCAGCGCGACGTCCGACTTTGTTGAACTCCACGCCCATCTGGATTTCGTTGCCGTTGGGAGCCGGCTGGTTGAGCGTATGGGGCAGGTGGTCCGCCTCCATGAGTTGGATCTGGAGCGGGACAGTCAGCCCGTCTTGACGGCGGCGGGGGCGGCGGCGGGTCAGGCCCTCTCCGCCCTCCATGGTGGTCCGAACGGCCAGAGCCTGCTGACCGTAGAAGTCGGTCAGGCCCTCGGAGTCGGATTCGTCCGTCCATCGCAGGAACCGGCGTTGCAGGTAGTCCCTGACTTCCTTGCCGACGATGTCGTTGACTCTCCACCGCGGGACAATGCCGGTGCCCACCAGGTTGGAGACGTAGGTGTCGATCGCGCTCTGTGCCAGCGGATGGTTGCGCAGGAACTCATGGGACCGGTTGCGGAGCGTGCCTAGGTTGCCGGACATGGCGGAGTTCGGCCCGGCGTTGCTGGCGCCCCAGTTCCCCATGCGGCGGGTGCGGCTGGCTCCCTCGAAGCTGGCGTTTGAAACGATGATCGCGGGGATGCCCTGCTGCCGCAGCGTGGCGAGTTGGTTGTCTGAGATCCTGCTGGGGACGATGGCGGCCGGCATGGTCACAGGCCTTTCGAGGAGGAGAATCGGATCTGCCGGCGCTTGTTACCCAGTGCGCTGGCTATCCCGGCTTCTAAAGAACGAAGGTCCGACAATGATGCCGGACCGTAATCAACGGAAGTGCCGGAGCTGAAGGTGACGGAGGTGGTCCGCTCGCCCTTGGCGAGGGCCAGGATGGCGGTCTGTACGGCCTCAAGGTCGGATTGCGTGTAGGCCATGCTGTTCTCCGGTCGGGGTCAAGTCACAGACTGTGAACCTGAAAACGTGCTTAAACGCGTCCAATGGAACATTTTTCTAACCTCTTGTCAACATGAAAAATCACAGACTGTGAATCTCATCTGTCAACATCAGCCCATAATGCTGCTCTTGACGAATCGTCGCTCGCGCCCGGCCGATCGGTTTCGGTAGTTTTTTACCGACTGCTCCAGCGCGTCCCAGTCCTGCCGGGTGACTCCGGCGCGGACGGCCGCAGCGTACCCGTAGATCAGGCAGTGCAGGACCTCCCGGCGGCGGTGCTGTTGCACCCACGTCTTTCGCGGGATGCCGCGCTTGAACTCCGTGACCTCCTTCATACTGGTCAGCTGCTTGAAAAACTCGTCATCCTGCCCGCCCGGCATGTGGATGAATCCGGGGCCGGGCTCGGCCAGCCGGAGACGGCTGTTGATGATCCCGTACCCGGTGTTTGTCCCGACCGGCCAGAGCAGCACGCCGTCCTTGATCTTCTGCCCGCCGTAGTCGACATCCTGAGGCGTGGGCGCTCCGAGGATCGGTCGGTTCCCGGTGGTCGGCTTTCCGGGGTCCTCGCCCTGCCCCTTGATGGCGATCATCCGTGGGAAGTGCGTCCGGGCATACCGGTAGACCTCCTGCGTTTTGTGGCCGCCGGAGTCGATGGCCACGGAGACGACATGCAGTTCGGCACCGAACTCGTGCGTCCAGGTCCGGGCCAGAACCTCGTCCAACTTGCCCCAGACCTCCGGCCGCGCCGGGTCGCCGTGCAACTCGTCGTAATGCAGGATCCAGCATTCCTCCCCGCGTCCCCATGCCAGTATCTCGACCGCCAGCCGGTTGTCCTGCGTATCGACCCCGGCGGTCAGCAGCAGCCCGCCGGCAGGTACGACGGTGATGGGTTCGCTACGCTGGCTGAGGGTGTCGTGGTCGACTGCGTTGCTGGAATCCTCCCATGTGCGGCCCTCGACGGTGTTGACAAAAACCTTCATCAGATCAGGATTGCCCTGCTTCTGTTTGATCCTGGCGTTCCAGAAGTCGCGGACGGCATGCTCCCAGCTGTACCAGCCGACCGGGCTGTAAAGGGCGGAGAGGTGAAAACCCACTTTGCCCGGATCTGAAGCTACGGCCGTGGCCCTCCACTCCCCATCAGCGAGCATCCGGGTTTTGTGGTGTTCGTTGATGGAGAACTCGCATGCCTCGCAGCGGTACCGGACCGATTCAAAGATCGGCAGGCCTGTTTTTTTGTCGGCCTCCCACGTCATACCCGACCAGACGAGCACCTGCATGTGGCCGCAATCGGGGCACGGCACGAAATACCGGCGCTGGTCCGTCTCCTCGAACCCTCGCTCGATCCGGCTGACGCCCTTGACTGTCGGGGAACTCGGATAAAAGGCCTTCCTGGTTGCGCCGAAGGTTCGGGAGCGGACTTCCGCCAGTGCGATGGGGTCACCCTGCCCTTGAACATCGGCCGGGTATTCGTCCACCTCATCCCCGAAGATGGCTTTCGCGGCCATGGATTTCAGCCCGGCCGCGCTGTTGGCTCCGACCAGTTTCAGGACTCCGCCAGGGAATTCCTTGACCAGCGTGGTGTTTCCGCTGTCCCTGCTGCGGGCGGGCTTTATCAGCTCCGACAGCGCGGGCGTGTCCTCGAGCAGGCTGTCCAGCCTGATTTTCGAGGTGTTCTTGCTGTCGTCAACGCGGGGGTATATGACGAGGATCGGAGACGGGCTGTGGTGGACCAGATACCCAAGCCAGTTGTTGCCGACCTCCGTGCCTCCGACCTGGCTGCCTTTCATGAACCAGACTTCCGTGGCGGGGTGGTATTGGCTGAGGCAGTCCATGATCTCGACCAGGTACGGCGTGCGGCTGTTTCGCCAGCCTCCGGGTTCGGCGCTGGTCTTTTTATCCAGCACCCGGTGTTCCTCGGCCCACTGGCTGACCGTCAGTTGGGGCGCCGGGCGCAAACCGTTGCACCAGGAGTCGAGGATGTCCGGGTCGATATCGTCCGGCATGTCGTCCGGTATCAGCGTCAACTGGTCTTGCATCGCTCGGCCTTCAGCTTCGGCTCGGCCATCTCCGCCAGGTGTTCGCGGATCATCCGGTCCAGTTCGCCTTGTAGGAGCTTCGG